CGCGTTCGATGTCCTCGGCATGGAATCCCGCCGCTTCCCGTTTCGACTTCGCGACTTTGTCCCCCGTGTGGAACGAGACCACCTTGGCAGTGCCAGACACGCTCCAGGAGTTGCGGAAGATCTGTTGGTAGTTCGTGTATACCACGCCCTGATTCATGACCGCAACCGGCATACTCGAAGCTTCCTCGAATGCCGACCCGATCTTGACCACATTGTGCGATCCCGTCAGGGACACAATCGCAGTGCCGCCGATGCCACGAATCACAGTGAGGACATTCGACGCCTCAGCCGTGACAAGCATGACCTCCCCGGTTTCCTCCACCAGGAGTACCGTGCCGGCCACATACGAGGACGCATCCCCGACCGTCACGGAAGTCGTTGTACCACCGCTGACGACATTGGTGCGGCCTGTGATTTTCGTTTCCTCGAACCACGCAAATACCGTGTCGCCACCTTCTTCAGACTCCATGCCGCTTGAAATGGCCAGCAAAGGCGCCGTGCCTCCCGCATGAAGTTGCAGGAGTGCACCAGCAAAATCGCCGATGCGATCGCTGACGACTCCTGCGTTTGACAAAAACAAACCTTTGATAGCCATCTTGAATCCCTATCTCCTATTGTCCGCTGTGAGCCCCAGTTCTTTTGCCCAATCGATTTTCTGGGCCGTTCGAGCCTGCGCCTCGTTTTCACTTTGACTGCCGCTGGCGATTCCCAGACGCCCAAGCATCTGTTTCGTCATAATGGCTGCCTTCTCTTTGTTGCCCTTTGTCCGCACCAACGCTCGTTGAAACAACGCCTGTACAACAGGTTTGGCCGTTGCATCGACTCGCGGTAGCTGCGTATCCAAAAACTCCATATTGTCACGACTGTCGAATTGGGCGGAGAGAGTCTTTTTGACGTCCCCGATGATCCGTTCGTGCATCGCCTGCAGCATCTGCCCCGTCAGTGTGAGCGTCTGTTGTGAAACATTCCGCTGCAAGTTTTTGATGCTGTCATTGAATCCCTTCGTGTCGTTGTTCGCCAGCTGCGTCATGACGTCGTCCGTCATGATGTCTGGAATCTGCATCGCCTCTACGACGTTGCGGAGCGCCGCCGTTGCATCGCCTTGCGTCTGAGTCTGATTCTGTGCAGGTTGAGCCGTCTGCGTTGACGGATTCTGCTGTGCACCACGCTGGCCTCCTTGTTCACTCTCCCCGCTCTCGTCTGCATCCCAGAACCCTGCCAACAAATCAGCATCACCACCACTGTTATCGGCCTGCTGGTCTTGATTCCCCTGTTGTTGCCCTTGCGAACCGGCGGCCCCGTCTTGCCCGCCCTGTTGCCCGCCCCCATTGCCGCTGCTTCCAACAGCCCCAAAGATTTCGTCTTCCATAGCCCTTGATTCCTTCTGTTGTGTTCTAGGTTAATCTTCTATCGAAGCGAGTCTCGTCTTCCTAAGATAGGTCAAGAACTCCTCCAATTCCGCCACAGATGTCATCATTATCGTAAAAGACGACAATACATCTGTGTAGTCTGGGGAGCCAAAGGTCTTTTGACTCTTCCCAACAGCCGTCGCATCCGCGGCGCTCTGCTTCAACGCCTCCAGCTTCGCCAATTCACACAGCTTTTTGAGCGCCTCCACAAATGCGGGTTGCCGGAGAATCTCCCTATGCCCCCCGAACTCCTCACTCTCAAACGCCCTCATGTACATGATATGCCTCCTCTAGTATTGCCTGTCCTGTGAATCGGATTGTCGCCGTCATGCGTCATGCGTACCGTGTTCTGTCCTCGCTGCGCTCGGACTGCCTTCCTATACCCCCAAGCCCAATGTTGGCGGCAGACTCGCGTTCGCCGCTTCCGCAGGTAATCCCGCTGCCGCCGCTCCGCCCTCAGCCCCCGCTGCCTGCTGTGGTTGTTGGATCCTAAACTGAGTCAAATCCAACTCCACATCTAGGTAATCCGACCACGCATCCATTAATCCCACAACATCAATCTGTTCCAGCGCAGACTGCGATTGCAGCACAGCGAACAGCACCCGTTGAATCTCCTGCGCCACCAATTGCTTGTCGATCGCTTTGAGGCCCTGCCCCAACACGTATTCCAGTTTGATGTCCTGCAGTAGATTCCCTTCAATTGTCCTCTTGGACCCGTCCGTATCCACGACTTCCACATCATCCTGGAACTGAATCAGGTTGAAATACAACAAGGTCCTCCACGTGCGCAACATCGTCTCGTCCAGAATCCTCGCATTCATCAGGAGAGGTCGATTCCCTCCTTGAATCACCGCCGCCACCTGTCGATCCACCGCACGGTCGATCCCCGCAATTTGGGAAGGTTGCGCCTGTGTGGGAATCAATTGCTGCATCACCCCTAGCAGGGAGGTAAAATCTTGCATTGTCCGTGACGTGTCCACCGTTCGGCTGTCTTTGAAAATGACTCTATCGAGGGGGAGATCGCTCGCACCAGGCTTCACCGGGATTGCCCCGGCAACTTCACCTTCCTCAAGTTGATTCATATCCACAAGATTTGCATTGTAAAAGGTAAGTCCCCAGATGTTCTTCCGTACCCCCTTCACATGCGTATTCAACAGGAACGAAAGGAAGTCTTGCAGGGGCCGCAAGACTTCCGAGCTCGACCGTTGCCATTCTTCCAGCGCATCAATGCTGAGGGAGCCCATTGCAACTGGGATTCTCGCGTGGATGTTGGGCACATGCTCGGCACTTACCAGCCACGCGCCATCCACGATTCCGAGTTTCCATAATTCCAGGCGATTTCGAGTCCGCTTGTTATCCGCATTACGCGCAACGAGCTTCATCTCCACCGGATTAAGCCAAATCCACACGCGGGTGAATTCAAACAGGCCGTTGATGGAGGTGAATCCATCCTCCCCGCCTTGTATTCCCGCTTCGTATGACATGAAAGCCCACTCGCTGGCGGAGGAAGTCAGCGCATCCTGCGACAACTGGAGTTCCGCGGGGGGATACTTGTAAAGACTCGTCTTGGTCACCCCGGCGGCCGTGGCGCGCCGCGTTCCTCCCGTCCCAGCACCCGCCCCCGTCTCGCCCAGAGCTTCACGGAGATTCAACCACTCCCCCGCCGCCCCCTTCTTCTGCAACTCAAAGTAGTTTGTCAGCCGCGTGGTGGCGAAAAACTCCGCTTTCGTATCGATCTCCAGCAGAGGGACTCCTGCAGACCAGAATGCATTGTACAGGTCCACCGCCTCAGTTCGATTCCCCTCCCACACAATCGTGGGAGACACTTCCACGGCACCATCCCGGCGGAAAATCTCCAGCCCCGGTTCTGTATCCCACTCAACGATGAGTCCCCCCATGTTGTACTTGTGGATGTCCAGAATAGCCCGCATCAACTGCCTATAATACCCCGCGTGTTGTGCCTGTTGATTCATCACCTTCAACAGGTCTTTCCCCGCTTCCTGTTGATTCTTATCCCCCACATGCTGAAACATCCCCCGTGTGGGAGCGAATATGCCGCTGAAATACGAAATCGCGTCCTGCAATCTCACGAGTCCCAGCGGCATGTGTTGATCAATCGCATAAGGCTGCCCATTGGCGTCCTTCCGATCTTTGCGCTTCTGGTCCGCTGACGTGAGGCGAATCCACCCATAGATCTGTTTGTCCGCCTGGATGAGCCTCGCGAGTCTCGATTCCCGCCCCAGTTTGGCCGCACGCAAACGTGGCATTACGAAGTCCATCAACTTCATGTGCGAATCTGCATTCACCAGAGGATGTGTCTTCGGCAACGAGGCCGGCGCCTCCGCCAATGTTACATCCGACAAACGAATCCTGTCCTGTGTGCTAGACATTGGCGATCTCCAATCCCTGTTTCGCCCCCGCCATGGCAGACGTGGGCAGATTTAATGCCGCGTAGGCATTATCAATAATCTGTGACTTGTAACGAATCAACATCTGTGGACCGTAAGAAATCGCATCTACAAGATCATCCACTTGATCCTTCTTACGCATGTCGTATTGAAGGAATTGAGTCGTCGCCTCGAACTCCCCGTGAGGCAATTTGTACTCCCCGTCTTTCATCAAATTGACAAACGTCTTGATCCGCATTGCCTTCGATTGATTCGTAGATGCTTGCAAAGGAAGTACCAGCACACGCGATTCCTGTTTCCTCAGGAGCAGCACCTCAAAGAGAGTCAGCAACACCCGCTGCGCCGCCACATGTTCAATCCCCCACGTGAAACACTTCCAGTACCGCATAAATTCAATGCATTGATTGAAAATGTCCACCTCAGACATGTGCCCGGTTTTGTACGTCAGCACTTGCGGGGGGCCAGTATTAGGAATCCCATGAACCACAATCGCTGTGGAGTCATTCACCTCCGGGTCCAGCCCGAACGCGGGGTCCACCGTGATGAATGTCGCGAGGTAATCTTCCGGATTTGCCACCACCTCGTATCTCATGTCCTCCACTTGGAATCCCGCCTCTCCAAGCCCCGGCATGTTCATCATCTCACAATACCATGATTCCGTCTGGCCAATTGCCGCGTATTGCTGGAAGTCCGCAATCAGCTTATCAAGAGTCCACAAGGCAGGCCAGAGCGACTCCAGCTGTCCCGTGGTGGGATTCATAATGATCGCGCCCAGCACGAGTGAGTGCCACGTCTCCTTGAACTCCGGGCGAGTCGTTAACCTCGCCAGCAAAGAAGTTTTGCGCAGCATATTCCCAATCCAGATCACCTTGTGTTTGTGCGCAAGGGCCTTGAGAAACGTGGCGAAGATCCACTTGTCCAGCTTTTTCTGCAATCGATCCGACTCTGTATTCTCAAGGTCCTCCACATCATCCACCACCGCAATATCGGGGCGCTGGTTGTCAATGTTGATTCCCCGCATCTGTTGGTTGGCACCCGCAGCGCGCAAAATGCACCGTTTCTCCCTTCCGTTCCTGAGTCTTATACGGAAAATCCACAAGGAATTGCCCTCGCTCGCGGTCTCCACCACAATCGGCCCATACACCGCTGTGTAATTCGGGGAATTAAAGAACGCGAAAATGTCCTTGCAGGCATTCAACGCGATGGTATTCGTGTTAGACAGATACACACAGAATCTGTGTGGGAGAAACTGGAAATGATACACCACAGCAAGTTTTGCCTGTGTGGTTTTCGCGTGCTCCCTGGGAATCGCCTCAATAACCCGCTTCTTTTCCGGGTCAATCATGTTCCCCCATGTTTGATGGTGGAACTCCGGAATCTCAATATCTAAACTGTCCGGCATAAAGAATTCCGCGAAGAACTCATAATCCACACGGAGGCGCTGATCGATCTCCGCCACAGATGCTTGCGCACTTACCGTGGAGACTCGATCATCCAAATCATAGATTAAATCAGGCTTTGCCTTCATGCGCGTGCACTCATCTACCCAATCGCAGCCAGACCGAATGATTCCGCCAACGCAATATCAATCGCGTCGGTATCCACGCGCGGCGCCAACAGCTTCTGTAACGCATTCGCAGGAATCTTATACTTCGAAGCCTGCTCAATGTCAATACGCCGCTCCACCGCTCGCACCTGCTCGTTTTGTTGACTCCCGTGAATCAATTTGTTAACAAATCGCTCTGTAAGAGTGAGATTCACTCGCAATCCCGGCTCTGCCGCGTTCAAAAGAGTCCCTGCGGTCTTCCGGTTGCGCCGCTGCGCCTTATTCGCGACCGCCGCCAATTTGAGATGAAACTCCGGGTCATTCGAATACTTGCATGTGTCCTGCAATTTCTTCAGTGCGGTAAATTCCAGGGAGTCCCACGACACATCCGTCTGCGCCGAGTACTGCGCCATGTGCACCGCAACGCAACGCTTTACCTCCTGGTACTCCGGAAGCGCAATGATCTCAAGAATCTCCTCCTCTGGCACCGCGAAAATGTCGGCAACCGTAGCAGAGTCAATCCCCTGCATCTCATGCAGTGCCACCGAGAGATGAATCTCCTCCACCTCCCGACCCAAGAGTTCCGCAACCTGTTGATTCGTCAACATCACCGCCTCCGAGCGGGGCGCACCGCCCCACATCCACACACTCCACCCTCCCCACATATGTGCATTCTCCGCCCAAGTCAAGTGTTAATCGTTCCACAGGAAGGGATTCCCCTGGAGCGTTATTTCCGTTGGAAGGAATGCACCCCGCAAAGAGTGACTCCCCCCGACGGTTATTTCCGTCCGGCAGTGGAATCGTGAAGGTTTTTTATTTTTTTGTGAGGACAGGGCGGGGGTCGTATTAAGAGTGAGGCCGCGATTTCATCATGGGGGGATACCCTCCCCCCTTCGCCAGAAAAAGGCTCAAGAAAAACCTGACGAGCGACTAGCGAGTCGCCTTGCGCTGAAAGAATGACTTGTCGGGCGACCAGCCCGACTCCTTACTTCGAGCGAGCGTAGCGAGTGAGGATTTTTGAGAATGAGAATGAGTCGCAGAAAGGCTATATAAGAAAGGCCGGTATTCGTTGGATTGAATACCGGCCTGGGGGAGGCGCGCGGTGCGCGAAGCGGACAATTACTCTGCTGGGTGCGCCGCCGCCGGAGTCGCCTCGGCTGCCCTCGGTGTGATCGCCGCCGCCGCCTTGTCCACCCAATCGGTTAGGCGCTGCCGCGTTGCGTTCCATTCTTCGGTGTCAATTCCAGCCGTGAAAGCGAGGGGCCTTAACTCCTCGACGTGTCGAAGCCAAGCGGCCCGGTATTCGTCTAGATTGTTTGTGAATACATGCATGGTCTGCGCCTTTCTTTCATGTGTGTGTGTTGTCGACTCAATCACCCTACACCCGCGCGCGGCGCGATGCAACAAAAAAGCGCGCCGCGGTGAGTGAACATCGCGGCGCGCCAGTCTGTTAGAGTCACATCGTCCGTAGGCGGAGCAACTATGCGTTGTCGTCCTCGTCCTCGTCGTCGTCATCGCCGAAAAGGAGGTCCAAGTCAACCGCCTCTTCGCCTTCGGCTTCGAGTTCGATGTCCGCCCCTACGCTATCGCGCGTCGCCAACCACTCACGCGGCAATGAGTCTTCAACCCCATCCTTCGCCGCGTGCTTCACCAGAGCGCCGATCACTTTCACGAACACGCCCCGTTCTTCCATCGCCGGGAATACCCGCTCGGCGAATGCCTTGCTAGCGAGAACCTGCCGCAGCAGGTCTTGCGTGACTCGGATCGCGCGGAACTCGGCAAAAGCACCCGCAAGCGTGTCGATCAGGGCTTTCGCGTGCGACTTCCACACGGTCCACTTGCTGCCCGCGCCGGCACGGCTGAGCACATAATCGTCGATTGACAGCGGAATCGCAGCAAGTGCGTCCGCCGTAATGCCCGGATCAATTTCCGCATTCGACGGCTTCCGAATCGGGCGCACAAGCTGTTGCGCTAGCGCCCGCGTTAACGTGTGAGCAATCCACTGCGAAGCATTCGGCGCTTCCAGCACGTCCGCGAGGCGCGGGACCGGCTGGACAAGAATCGTCCTGATGTCTGCGCCTTTGTTCATCACGCGGCAGATGTAGATGTCTTTTCCCGCATAAACAGAGAAATCAACCTCGCCGCTATCTCGGTCGAGTCCGGCGATGTCGAAGCGGGTTTCCACTGCGCCGGGCGTCTGCAAGATTTTCGCCAGCATGACTCGAAGCGTGTTTATATGCGAGTCCGATCCGTCCTCCGGCGCGCTAAGGATTGTGCGAACCGGAATCTTGGTCATCTCTTTATANCCGNCCGGAGCCGTGGCCGGGGCCGTGACTTCTTGCGCTTGTGCTAGTGCTTGCGCTTGTGCATTGGTATTCATTGCTTGAACCCTTTTGTTTCGCGTTGTGAANCGACGCGGAATTGCATCGCCCCTTATACATACGCGCGCGCGAGGGGGATGTCAAGCGCATACGCGAGAAGAGCCCGAAAAAGGCCGGTATTCCGGGGGTAAAAAATGTTGCAGTGCAGCATGAAAATGCGCGCGCACGCGGGGCGTAAATGGATTGGGACACTTTCAGCACGTTTTTCCCCTACAAGTGGAATGGCAGGGAATCACCTACAATGAGAATAACATAACTAACATAACTAACATAACCATTTCACAAGCGGGGGG